GCCCGCGGCGGGGGCGTAGCCGCCACAGGCAGCCTGAAAATAGACGGCACGGCACAAACTGCCGCCAGCATCAGCATCACCATCGGCGGCGTGGCGGTTGCGGTGGCGGTATCGGCAAACCAAAGCGCGGCGGAGGCGGTGGAAAAACTGGCGGCGGCGGTGAATGCTGCTGCCCTGCCTGTATCGGCAACTGCCGAGCAAGGCAGCCTGAAATTAACCGCCCGCAGCAAGGGCGCAATCGGCAACGAAATCAGCCTTGCCTGCGATATGGGCACAAGCGGCTTTTCAGGCAGCATTACGGCTATGACAAATGGCGCACAAAATGCCGATATTGCCGCCGCGCTGGATAAGGTGGCGGGCAAGCATTACCACATTATCGTGTTGCCGTTTAGCGATGCGGCGAACGCCAAGGCGTTGAGCCAACACATTACCCAAGTATCCAACGCCATTGAGCAGCGCGGCTGCATTGGCGTGATTGCCCAGCGCGGCACCATGCCGCAAGGCACAGCTTTAACCGCCCAGCTTAATGATGGGCGCATTACCTGCGCTTGGTATAAGGGCGCAGCCGAAGCGTGCGGCATTATTGCGGCGGGCTATGCGGCGGTGTTGGCGTTTGAAGAAGACCCTGCGCGACCTTTGAACACGCTGGAAATTAAGGGGTTGAACATTACGCCCGATGCGCAATGGCCGCTGTTTAACGAATGCAACAACGCGCTGTATAACGGCTTAACACCGCTAACGGTGGTGGCGGGCAAGGTGCAGATTATGCGGGCGGTGTCCACCTACACCAAATCGGCGGCGAATGTGGATGACCCCGCGCTGTTGGACATCACCACCATCCGCACGCTGGATTACACGCGCCGCGCGATTAAGGAGCGCATTGCCTTGCGTTTCCCACGCGACAAGTTGAGCGACCGCTTGCTGCCCAAAGTGAAAAGCGAGATTTTGGATGTGCTGTTAAAGCTGGAACAAGCCGAGATTATTGAAAACGCCGAAGCCAATAAGGGCAAATTGGTGGTGAGCCGCAGCTTGCAAGATGCCAACCGCGTGAATGCTGCCATCCCTGCCGATGTGGTTAATGGCTTGCATGTATTCGCAGGGCGGATTGATTTAATCCTATAAGGCAGCCTGAAATTTGAACAGCAAGGGTGGCACGCTGCTGCCCTTTATCTTAACCCAACATAAGGACAACACCATGAGCGATGCCACCTATGCCGGCGCGATTATTATGGAAGTGAACGGGCGCGATGTGGAAATCATCAGCCTGAAACCGCAAACCACCACAGGGCGCAAGCCCGTGAAAACCATGAACCGCCAAGGGCGCGTGATGGGCTATGCCGACGGTATCACCGAGCATAAATTGAGCGCGACCGCCGCCATTCCGATTGACGGCACAGAGATTGATTGGGGCAACATCACCCGCGCCAAAATCACCATTTATCCCATCAACAAGGAAGACAAGCGCGTGTCGTATTTGGATTGTTTCAGCACCGAAATCAGCGAGCAATACGAAGCAGACAACGAAGCGCGCATTGATATTGAATTGATTGCGCTGCATAAAATTGTAGAGTAAGGATAACCCATGAAGCACAGTTTTACCCTGCAATACGGCTTGGAATACAATGGCGAGACCCATTTTCAGGCTGCCTTAAAGCCGCTGACCATCGGCGGTGAGTTGAACGCGATGGATGCGATTGATGCCCTGCCCGCGTTGCCCGAAAACCCGAGCGAAGCGCAGCAATCGCGCCGCGCGGTGCAAGAGACACTGATTTATTGGGCGCAGCAATTATCCATTGACGGCATCCCACAAGACATCATCACTGCCGATTATCTGCTCAACCATTTGAGCGGCGCGGATTACAGCCTGCTGGTGGACGAAATGGAAGCCTTGCGCTCAAAATCCACCGCCGCTACGGAAGCCCCCGCGCCCCCGCAGCGGCAGCCTGAACACCCCGCGCAGCAGCCAAACCGCCCATCAGCAATACCGCCAAGCGGTGATTATGCTGGCACGCGCGGGGCTGGGCGCGGCAGAGGTGCGCGCCATGTGCCACGCCGAGCTAACGGCATGGCTGCAAGACTTGCTTGCCAGCATGGGCATTCACAGCCCCACAGGCGGCGAAGTGATTGTGTCGCGGCGGCTGCCGAAACCTAGCGCGTAAGCCTTTGGGCGCACGGGGCGAAGCCTTTACCATCTATCCCTATCTAGCCTTTAAACGATAATTAACCATGAGTTAATTTAAGTTTAAAGGCTATTTTTTATGGCAAATGGCAATATGAATTTGTCGTTGACCCTATCGGCGCGGGATAACGGCGCACGCGATTTGTTGCGCCGTGTTCATCAAGAAATTTCCCGCAATGACAGCTTGCGCCGCCGTTTGGTGCATGTGGACGGGCGTATGGCGCAACTGGGCATCCGCAGCGAGCGGCAGATACGCATGGAGATTTTGCAGACCCAAGCCGCCTATAACCGCCTTGCCCGCAGAGGGCGCGCTTCGCACAACGATTTAGCCCGCGCGGCAACGGCTACGCGCAACCGCATCCGCGAGCTGAACGATGAGCTGCGGCAGGGCGCGGGCGGCTGGCGCAGCCGAATGGGCGCACTTGGGCGCGGGGCGGCAACGGTGGCGGCGGGCAGCGCGGCAGCTTATGCGGCGGTGCGCCCCGAAGTAGAACGCTATAAGGCTTTGGATATGCGCTTGCGCGAGGTTACTTGGGCGGCGCATGGCGAAACGCGCGGCGCGGATACGGCTTGGCTGCAACGCGAGGGCATGGCGCAAACCAAAGCCCTTGCGCTGGCATTGGTGCAGCAAAACGGTGGCAGCAGCGATTTGGCATTGGATACGCTATCGGGGATGCTGGCTAACGGCATGAGCTGGGCGGATGTGCAAAAAAACGCAGCGACAACGCACGCGATGGCACGCGCGGCAGGCGAAAACGGGCAATACGATGGCGCAGCCGCCGCCAAGCTGGCGAAAACCTTTGCTGATAACGGGCTGGATGTGGCGAAGGCATCGCAAATGGCGGCGCAATCGGGCATGCAGGGCACGTTTGAGATTGCCAACATGGTGCGCGATTTGCCCGCGCTGCTGCCCGATGCCAAGGCGGCGGGGTTTAGCGGCGAGGCGGGGCTGGCTTATTTGCTGTCGGCGTTGCAATCGGCATCCAATAAGGCGGGCACGCCCGACGAAGCGGCAAATAACGTGAAAAACGTGTTGCAAAAAACGCTATCGGCGGATACCACCAAACGCATGGACAAGTTGCTGAAAACATCGGGCAGCAAGGCGGATTGGCAAAAGATGGTATTGGAAGGGCAAAAGCAGGGCAAAAACGCGGTGCAGGTGTTGGCGGATTTTGCCCAAACGCTGTTGAGCAAGGACAAGGGCTTTCAGGCGGTTAAGGCGCGTGCGGATAAGGGCGACGAGCTGGCGCAGCAACAAATGGCGACCATGCAGGCGTTTATGGTGAGCAAGCTGATGCCGGATATGCAGGCGCGGGCGGGCTTGAATGCGATGATGGATGCCGAGCAGATGCGGCAATATTTTGATGGCTTAATGGGCAACAAAACCGATGTGATCGGTGGCAAAAATCAATTTATGGCGTTGGGCGAGGCAGCGAAGCAGGAAAAGGCGCAGGCGGAAAAAGAATTGAGCCTGCAAAGCTCGCAGTTTTTTGCCACGGTTGCCGAGGGCGAAACCAAGCTGGCGCAGCTGACGGCGCAGTTTCCTGTTGCCACCGAGGCATTAAAGGCTTTGGCTGCGGCAGCGAGCGCGGCGGCGTTGGCGCAAGGGGCGATGGCGATGCTGGGGCGCGGTGGGGGCGGCGGCGCAGGTGGGGCGATGGGACGCATGGGCGGCTGGCTACGCGGGGCGGCGGCAAGCGTGGGCGGTTGGTTTGCGGCACGGGGCGCGCAGGCTTCGGTGGCAGCAACACGCGCAGGGCAGGCAATCGGCGGCGTGGTGCGCGGCGCGGGCAGTTGGCTGGGCAATGCGGGCAGGGGCTTGGCGGGGGCGGTGGCGGGCAATCCGACCACGCTGGGCAAATGGGGCGCGGCGGGCTTGCTGCTGCATTCGGGCAGCCTGAATGCGGGCGAAAGCGAGCTGTTAGCACGGGCACAGGCGCAGCGAGGCAAGCAGCCTAATGTGATCCGCTTTGGGCAGCCGAATAACGCTGCTGCCGCGCGCGCCGAATCTGCGGAAAAACTTGCGCCGGTAATTAGCCAGCAAACGGCGGCATATCAAACCGCCACGCAGGCGCAAACGGCGAGCTTTCAGGCTGCCTTGGCGGCGGATACGGCGACGGTGGGCGGCAAGCTGGATGCGATTAACGGCACGCTGGGCGGGCTGAACCAAACCATTCAAAACAATGTGCATGTGCAGCTGGATGGGCGCGTGATTGCGGAAAACGTGTCGCGCCATCAAGTGAATATGTTTAACCGAGGAGCGGGACAATGAGTATGTGGCATACGGTGTTGCAAGATGCGTCGTTTCGGGATGTGCACTTTGATGTGGTGGCATTGGATGAGCAAGACGGCAAGGCGTTGGTGGAACACGCGCGCCCGTTTACCGATGGCGTGTGGCTGGAAGACATGGGCAGCACGGGGCGGCAGGTGCAAGTGGAAGCGGTGTTTTGGGGCAAGGGCTACCATAGCCGCTTGAATGCGCTGGTGGAGGCGTTGATGGAACGCGGCGCGGGGGTGTTGGTGCATCCTGTGTGGGGGCGGCTGCAAAACATGATGGCAGCGAGCTGGCACTTTCACCACGACGCAGACAATGTGGACTATGCCACGTTGAGCATCACGTTTCGCGAAAGCGGCGAGCCGCAAAAGATTTTTGTGTTTGAAAACGCCTTTTTGATGGCGATTGAACGACTAATCGCGCGGATTGACACTTATCGCGCGGCATTGGATGGCTGGATTGATGCGCTCACCATGGCAAAACAAAGCGTCGGCGCGCTAATCGGCAGCGCGTTTGGCTTTGCCAGCGCGGCAAGGGGTGCGTGGGCGGCGTTGCGCGATTTGTTTGATGTGGGGAGTTTGGGATTAGGCGGGCACGAGAGCGGCGGCGCGGGCGATGGCGCAGGCAGTAAAAGGCTGTGGCGCGAGATGCACAGCATGGTGCAGGCGGGATTGTTTCAGGCTGCCGCGATTGGCGCAGATGGCGCGGTGCACACGGCGGATGTGCGCAGCGCGAAAAGCCGTTTTGATGCGCTGCTGCGCGCGGCGGATGCGGTGGCGACGGTGGAGCAGCGCATGGCAGTGGCTGCAAACAGCAACACACGCCGTGGCAGCGATTGGGCAGAGCGGGCGCAAGTGGGGCAAGTGTTGCGCTTGATGGCGCTGGAGACGATATTTCAGGCTGCCTTGTTGCTGTTGGAACACGATGGCGAGCGCATGAGCGCGCCCGATGTGTGGCACATCAACCGCGCGGTGCGGCATCGCACGGCGGCGGAAATTGCCCGCTTGCGCGCCACGCTGGCGGCGATGCCCGACAAGGCGCAGGCTTATGATGCGGTGTATGCCGTGGTGGAAACGCTGCGCGATGCGGCGGCGCATTTAAACCTGCTGGCGATTGCCGTGCTGAACCAAAAACCGCCGTTGATTGCGCGCCCTGCGCCGTTAAGCGGTACGGTGCATCAATTGGCGTTTGCTTGGTATGGCGAGATTAATCGCGCGGATGAATTGATACGGCTTAATCCGCAGCTGCGCCATCCTTGCTTTATCCAAACAGGAGAAATCATGAATGGCTACGCCCAATAATTTGTATGACAACCAAATTGTGCTGCGCATTGGCGGCATGGAGCATCGCACATGGCAAAGCTACGATATTGACAGCGATTTTTTAATCCCTGCCGATGGTTTTGACTTTGAGCTGGGCGTGGCGGCAACACAGGGGCAAATCCCCGATTTAACAGGGCAACGCTGCGAAGTGGTGATTAACGGCGAAACGGTGCTCACAGGCATTATCGGCAACCAGCGCGATGAGAAAGACAAGGGCAGCCGCTCGCTGCGCTTAACAGGGCGCGATTTGGCTTGCTTGCTGGTGGATTGTTCTGCGCCGCAAGTGAATGTAAAAGGCATGACGGTGCTGGCGGCAGTGCAAAAGCTGGTTGCGCCGTGGAGGCAATATCTGCCCCGCGTGGTATTAAAAGCGGAAAACAACCCAACGCTGGATAAGGTGGATATTGAACCGAGCGAAAGCGCGTGGCAGGCGTTAAGCCATGTGGCGAACTCGGTGGGCTTGCATGTATGGCTGGAAGCGGATGGCACGCTGGCGGTGGGCGGGGCGGATTATTCGTCTGAACCTGTGGCGACCTTGTGTTGGAGCAGAAATGATAACCGCCGCAATGTGGAGCGCATTAGCATTGAGCGCGATGTGGACAATCGCTTTTCGGAAGTAACCTTTTTGGCGCAATCGCATGGCAGAAGCGGCAATGCGGCGAAGCATGATTTAAAGTGGGTGTGGCAAGACCCGTCTATGCCTTTACACAAGCCGAAAACGGTGGTGGTGGCGGATGCGGATAATTTGGAAGCCTTGAAACGGCAGGCGAAAAAACAGCTTTCAGATTGGAAGCTGGAAGGCTTGACGATTACGGTTACCGTGGGCGACCACAAAACGGTGGCGGGCGTGTTGTGGGCGGCGGGGCAGCGCGTGCATTTGATTGATGAGGAAGAAGGCATTGATGCGATTTTCTTTGTGATGGGGCGGCGTTTGATGTTGAGCCGCATGGGTGGCACGCAAACGGAGCTGCGGCTGAAAGAAGATGGCGTGTGGACACCCGATGCCTATGCGCAAAAAGCGGAGCGGGCGCGCAAACGCAAGGGCAAGCGCAAAACGGCGCGGGGCAAGGATAAGGACGAGGAGTTGAAAAGCAAATGAGTTTAGCCAAATTAGCCAAGCGAACCGCGCAAGTGGCGCGGGGCGTGCAAGATGGGATTCGGCAGGCATTTCGCGGCAAGGTGGCGGCAACGCAATCGGGCGAGCCGATTCAGCGCGTTCAGGTGCAGGGTTTAGCCGATGAAACGCTGCAAGATGTGGAGCAGTTGCAGCAATTTGGCTTTACCAGCCATGCGCCTGCTGGCAGCGAGATGATTGTGTTGCCTTTGGGCGGCGATACCACGCATGGAATTGTGATTGCCAGCGAGCATGGCAGCTTTCGGGTGAAAAATCTGCAAGGCGGCGAGGTGGCGGTGTATGACCAATCGGGCAGCAGCATTGTGTTGAAGCAGGGGCGGCTGATTGAGATGGATTGCGATAACTTGGTGATTCGCGCCAACCAAAAGGTGCGGATTGATAGCCCGCTGGTGGAAGCGAGCGCGCAGGTGTTGGCAAAAGGGCAAATCACAGGGCAAAACGGTTTAGCCATTTCGGGCGGCGAAGGCGGCGATGCGGTGCGCATCATCGGCAGCCTGAAAACCACGGGCGATGTGGTGGCGGGCAATATTTCCACGCAACAACACACGCATCCGGGCGACAGTGGGGGCACAACAGGGGCGGCGCAATAACACATGGATGGAAACAAGCAGAGGCAGCCTGAAACGGTTTATTCGTTTTGGCTGCCTTTTTTTGGGGCGAAGCCATGCGCCTGCCTGCCCTGCTTTGCTGCGCCGTATGATGCCAGCATGGATAAAGAATTGAACCCTTTAACCGGCGATTACACGGGGCGCGCCGTTAAAAACCTGCAAAACGCAGTGTATATCCGCCTGCGCACGCCGCTGGGCACATGGTGGGCGGATAAAAGCATTGGTTCGCTGCTGCACCTTTTGCAGCGAGAAAAAGATGTGGCGCGGGTGGGCTTGCTGGCAGAGCAGTATGCGATGGAAGCCTTGCAGCCGATTGTGGATGACGGGCGGGCTGAACGCATTAGTGTGAATGCCGCGCAGCTGCATAACGGTTGGCTGCTGCTGCATATCCGCGTGGAAACGGCGCAAGGCGGCTTTGATTATGACCACCGCGTGCCGATTGTGTAGGGCAGCCTGAAAACGCCTGTTTAACCGTTTTTAAAAAGATTTTAAACCCATGTTTACACCCCCTAACTTTGACACCATTCGCGCGGCGATTTTGCGCGACACGCAATCGCTGATACCCGATGCCGACATCAGCGCAGATAGCGACCATTATGTGCACGCATCGCGCTTGGCATCCTGCGCCGCAGGGCAATACGCGCATCAAACATGGATAACGCGGCAAATATTCCCCGACACGGCAGACACCGATTATTTGGAGCGTCACGCGGCATTGCGCGGGATTACGCGCCGCGCGGCAACCCGCGCAGGGGGCATGGTAACGATAAGTGGCACGGCAGGGGCAAGGCTGGCGGCGGGGGCGCAGATTAAGCTGGGCAACCGTTTTTATACTACCCGCACCGATGCGGTGATTGACGGCAGTTTAAGCGCTCGCGTGCCGATTGTGGCAAGCGAAGCGGGCGAGCAGGGCAATTGCGACACCACCGCAGGGCAATTGATGGCAGCCAGCGCAGGTATCAGCAGCGATGTGATGCTATCGGCGACAGGCGGCACGGATGCGGAAAACGATGCTTCGCTGTTGTCGCGCTTGTTGGAGCGCATCCGCCGTCCGCCCGCAGGTGGTAATCGGCACGATTATAAAAACTGGGCGTTAAGTGTGGATGGCGTATCCAGCGCCTATGTTTATCCGCTGCGGCGCGGCTTGGGCACGGTGGATGTGGCGATTACATCAGCCAATCAATTGCCCAGCGCGGAAACCTTGGCGGCGGTGCAAAACTATATTGATGCGGTGCGCCCTGTTACCGCGAAAAATGTGCGCGTGCTCGCGCCTGATATTACGCGGGTGGATGTGCGCGTGCGAGTTAAGCTAGCTGGCGCGGATTGGGCGGCGGCGGAGCGCGAGATTGGGGCGGCTTTGGCGGCTTATTTTGATGGGCTGATTCCTGCGGATGATGTGGTGGTGTCGCAGTTGGAGGCGGTGGTGAGCAATGTGGCGGGGGTGGTGGATAGGGTGTTGCTTGCGCCGCGCGAGAATTTGCTTGCCGATACGGTGCACAAGATTGAGTGGTTTAAGCTGGGCAGCCTGAATATGGAGCGGATGACATGAGTTATCGGGAGGTGTTGCTGGGCTTGCTGCCGCCGGTATCTTATGCGCGAGGCGGTCGGGTGCGGCAGCAGGCGCAGATTGACGCGCGGGTGTTGGATGGGGTGGCACGCAGCGCGGAAGCGGCGGCGGGCGCGTGTCTACCCGATACGGCGGGCGAGATGCTTGCCGATTGGGAGCGGGTGCTGGGTTTGGAGGCAAGCAACGCGGGCAAGCCTTATGCGGCGCGGCTATCGGCGGTGTTGCTCAAAATCAATGCGGTGGGCGGGTTGAGCATTCCCTATTTTATTCAGCTGGCGCAAAGCGCGGGCTACACCATCACCATTGACGAGCCGCAGCCGTTTCGCGTGGGCATTAACCGCGCAGGCGATAGGCTCGCGCCCGAAGAGATTATGTGGGTGTGGGTGGTTAATGTGGCGGCGAACACGCAAACGGTGTGGCGCTTTCGCGCAGGGGCAAGCTGCGCAGGCGAGCGCTTGAGCGTATATGGCGACAGCGTGATTGAAACGGTGTTTGAAGACTTGAAGCCCGCGCATACGGCGGTGCGGTTTACTTATAAGGATTAAATATGTTTGCAATTGAAACGCAGGATAAGCAGTTTCACGATGGCAATGGCACCACGGAGCTGGGCACGATTTTGCCTGCTTGGTGGCTAAACCAAGTGCAGGACGAGCTGTTGGCGGTGGTGCAAGCGGCGCAAATTGCGCCCAATAAGGCGACAACCAACCAGCTGCTGGCGGCGATTAAGGCGATTGCGGGCGATTTTGTGACTGCGCGTGGCAATGATTTTTGCCCCAGCGGCATGATTATGATTTTTTCAGGTGATACTGCCCCCGCAGGCTGGCTAAAAGCCAACGGCGCGGCGGTATCGCGCACTGCCTATGCCAAATTGTTTGCCGCGATTGGTACACGCTACGGCGCGGGCGATGGGTATAGCACGTTTAATTTACCCGATTTCCGCGGCGAGTTTCCGCGCTTTTGGGACGATGGGCGCAGGGTGGACAGCGGGCGCGGGTTGGGGACTTGGCAGGGCGATGCCATTCGCAATATTGTGGGTTATGTCAGCATGGCGGGGGGCTTTTTTGATGATGCTCATGGCGCGTTTGCGGCAATCGGCAATACCGCCAGCAGCTCGCCCACGCAAAACAATGGGCACTCGGATGACTTCTCGTTTGATGCTTCGCGCGTTGTGCCCACGGCAAACGAAAACCGCCCGCGCAACGTTGCGCTGCTGGCGTGCATCAAAATCTAATCTGAAAGGCAATCAACATGAACTCAATACCTCAAACCAAACCCGTATGCCAACTGGATGCCGACGGCATTTACGTTTGCCAAACTGTTGCCGATGCCGACCCCTTGCAGCCTGAAAACTGGCTCATCCCCGCGGGCTGCATTGATACCGAGCCGCCCGAAGTAAAGCCCGAGCAGGCGGCGCAATGGCAGCCTGAAAAAAAGGCGTGGCAATACCTCCCCGATTATCGCGGCAAAACCGCCTACCGCACCGACAATGGGCAGCCTGAAACGGTGGAAACCATAGGCGAGTTGCCCGCGCATTTAACCCTGATTGCGCCGCCCAGCGAACTGCACCGCTGGAACGGCAAAGCATGGGCGTTGGATAAGGCAGCGGCGGCAGCCGTTAAAGCCGAGCAGCAAGCCTTGATGTGGGAACGCATCAAAGACAAACGGGCGCAATCCTGCCATGCGGGCATCTACATTAAATCGCTAAAAAAATGGCTACATAGCGATGCCGACAGCCGCCAGCAATACACTTTCCTGCGCACGCTGGATAAGCTGCCTGAAAACTTGATGTGGAAAACCGTGGATAACAGCTTTGTGCCGATGACCCGCGAGCTGCTGGACGAATTAACCTTAAAGCTGATTAGCGATGAGCAGCACGATTTCCAAAACGCCGAACGACATAAAGCCGCCATGCTAAAAGCAGAAAACCCGCTGGAATACGATTACTCGGACGGTTGGAGCGCAGCCGAGTTAATGGACAAGGCGGTGCAACATGGATAACCGCGTTGTTTTGGCGTTGTACAAAGGCAACCGCAGCGGCAAATGGTACAGCCCCCGCGTGTTGCAAGCGCGGCTGGGCGATTGGTTGATTCGCACGTTTACCCGCAGCCCTTACAGCCATTGCGAGATTGCTGTGGTGGTGGGTAATGACCAATACGACTGCTATTCCGCCAGCCTGCGCGATGGCGGCGTGCGCAAGAAAACCATGCCGCTGCCTGCGGATAAATGGGACTTCATTCCCATCAACCAGCTTGATGCCTATATTGATGTGCTGAATTACTTTGCGCAAACGCGCGGCAAACCGTATGACTTTGTCGGTGCGTGCGGCGTGGTGCTGGGCATTAAAGGCAGCCTGAAAAAGTGGTTTTGCTCGGAATGGTGCGCGGCGGCGTTGGGGTTGCAGTATCCCGACCGATACAGCCCGCAGGGGTTGGCAAACTGGCTGCGGCAGCCTGAATAAAAGCCAAAAAATTCAAGTAGTAGGTTAAAATCTTATTTTTCAACTTTGGAGAATAAGCATGGAAAACAATGAACTTGATGAATTTCAACTTTTGATTGAGCAAGGCGTTGTCAGCAATGAACAAAAAGCAACAGAGCTTGAAAAATTGGGCTATGTGAAAGTAACGCCCGAGGGATTTAATGATTTCGCCAAAAAATTTGCAGAGGAAATGAAAGAAAGATTCCCAGAAACAGCCGAGCCAGATTGGGCTGAAACAATAATGGGCATTAAACCGCCTAAAATCGTGCGACATTAAAAAGCACCGACATCAGAAAATTTAAGAAAGAAATAAAGACGGCAGACGCGGTTAGGTGTTGAGACCACCGCCCCGCGCCCTGCCAAAGCAGATAGCGCCTGCGTTAGCTGCCGCCACTCTTGCAAGAGCGGGGCGGATTGTAAACGAACACAGGAAGCTGCACAATGAATACACCAAACACACGCATTGAACTGCGCTGCCAATCTTGCCAGCGCAAACTGGGCGAAATCGCGGGCACATACCGCCTTGCGGTGAAATGCCCACGCTGCAAGCAATTCAACCACTTTCAGGCAGCCTGAAAGCCATCTTTATTTGAGCATCCACAGCATGCCTTTTTGCCGAACGCCGCGAGCGTCTGTTTTGAAAGGACACTATGGATGCTCAATCTCAATCAATCCCAACACAAACTACCCAATCCCAACCAACCCAACAGCCCACAATCGGCAGCCTGTTCGCCGGTATCGGCGGATTTGACCTCGGCTTTGAGCAAGCAGGTTTCACAACCAAATGGCAGGTTGAAATCAACGATACCTGCCGCGCGGTACTTGCCGACCGCTTCCCGCACGCCAAGCAGTTTACCGACGTGCGAACCTGCCTGCCCGATCTATCGCCCGTTGATGTCATCGTCGGCGGTTTCCCCTGCCAAGACGTTTCCATCGCAGGCAAACGGCGCGGGCTGGCAGGCAAGCGCACGGGCTTGTTCTTTGATGCGCTCCACATCGTGGATAGCCTTAAACCCCGCTGGGTTGTGCTGGAAAACGTTACGGGGCTGCTCAATAGCAACGCTGGCAAAGACTTTCAAACAGTTATCCAGTCCCTTGCCCAATGCGGGTATCTGGGGGCGTGGCGCGTGCTTAATGCTACATATTTCGGAGTCCCCACAAAACGCCGTCGCGTATTCATGGTTGCTGGATTGGGAGAGCTGCCCCCCGCCGAGTTTATGGCTGACACCGCACCAGTTGGACTGCTGGCGCAAACGCGCGACCCAACGCAACAAGAACCCCATGCTACTTTGCTTGCAGGCATCGGCGCATCAGGGATTGACCGCGCGGGTAGCGACATTATCGTTGTGCGAAACGGACGGCGTGAGATGGTTGAGCGGGCGCGAGCGGCTGCAAATCATGGGCTTCTCCTCGGACTGGATGAGACCAACGCTGCGGAAGCTCGGGCTGCGGGAAACGCCGTCTGTCCGCCAGTCGCGCGATGGATTGCGGAGAAGTTGATTAAGACGTTTTAAGCGGTTTTAAATTAAACAGTTTCAGGCTGCCTGAAAGCAGTTGAACATTTAATTTAATCAACCCTTAAAACATCAAAAACAGAGTGCCTTTGAGTACCGATAAACATACTCAAAGGCACACACATGAAAACCTACAAAAAAGCACCCTTGCCCTTTATCGGGCAAAAGCGCAATTTCCTAAAACACCTTATCCCGGTCTTGCAGCAAAACATCCCAGATGACGGCGCAGGCTGGACCATTGTGGACGTATTCGGCGGCAGCGGCTTATTGGCACACACCGCCAAACACATCCTGCCCAAAGCGCGCGTGGTTTACAACGATTTTGACGGCTACGCCGAGCGCCTGCACCACATCGCCGACACCGAAAGGCTGCGCCAACGGTGCATCGCTATCTGTCAAAAGGTGGCGATTAAGGCGCGGCTGAATTACAACGCGGCGTATGTGGATAATATGGTTTGGAAGTTTGAGTGA